AGGCTCTGAAATATCTGGAGTAGAAGACCCTAAAGTAACACTAGCTAAAACGTCCGCAGATGCATTAAAAGATATAGATAATGATTTAACGTTAGAAGCTTTAAAACAAGCAAAATTAAGAGAGGAAGCAGCGGAAATTGAAGCAAAACACAAACAGGCTCAAAATGATGTTATATTTAGTTCTGCTAGTGGATTAACAAACGCCTTAATGATGTTAGGCGAAGAAAATAAAGCATTTGCGGTTGCTGGTATTGTAGTAGACCAGATAGCGAGTGCGGCACAATCTATTCAAGCATTAACGGTTGCAAACGCTAAATCTATTGCGGCTTTTCCAATAACAGGAGGACAGCCATTTGTTGCTATTAATACAATATCTACTATTGCTGGCATAGCGGCAGGTGCAGCAGCAGCAGCAAAAGCGATAAGTCAAATAGGTGGCGGTGGTTCGCCTGCTAATATAGGTGTTGGTGGCGCAGGGGGTGGTGCTTCACCTAGTTTTAACGTTGTTGGTGCAAGTGGTACTAATCAATTAGCACAATCACTACAGCAAGATGATAAACCATTACAGGCGTTTGTAGTAGGTTCAAATATTACTTCACAACAGGCTTTAGATAGAAATATAAAAGAAACAGCAACTATAGGTTAATCATCTTTTAAAACAATCATACATAGTTTTTGTTTATAGTGTATGAAAGTATATGAAGCTGTTTATTCAGATGAACAACGTCAAGGCGTGTATGGTATTTCTTTAGTAGAAAACCCTGCTATGCAAGATGAGTGGATTTTACTAAGTAATCAAGAAAAAGTAGAATTCGCTGCTATTGATGAATCTAAAAGGCTATTATTAGGTGCTGTATTAATACCTAATAAAAAGATATATAGAAACGTTGGTGGTAATGAATTTTATATTACGTTTTCAGAAGATACTATTGGAAATTTAGCACACGACTTTATTAAAAACGGTTTTCAAAACAACTCAACAAGCGAACACGAAACTAAACTTAATGATGTTTCATTTGTAGAAAGCTGGCAGGTAGAAGATCCTGATAAAGATAAATCTAATTCATTTGGTAAAAGATATGAAAAAGGCACATGGGTAACTATGGCTAAAGTATCTGATGAAATATATAAAGAAGCACAGGAAGGAACTTTTAAAGGTTTTAGTATTGATGCGTTATTAGGACTAGAGGAAGTTAATTTTAAATCAAATATAAAAATGACAAAGCAGGATTTTATTAAAGAACTTAAAGATATTTTTTCCTTTTCGGAAAAGGTAGACGAAAAAGTTGAAGCTGTGGAGGTTGTAAGTGAGGAAGTAATAGAACCTACTACAGAAGAACCAACACAAGAAATGACACCAGAAGCTTTAGAGGAAATTAAAAACGCATTAGGCGATTATCTTTCTGAATTTAAAGCACAGGTTAAAAAAGAGATCGAAGATTTTAAAACTGAATTATCTCAACAAGATGAGGTTAAAGAAACTAAGATTGAAGAATTAGAAACTGAATTAGCAAAGCAACCAGAGGTTGAGCCAATAAAAGCTAATCCAGAATCAGTATCAGAAAAAGTAGAACTAAAAACAGACACTATTAGAGGGCGAGTAATGGCGAACCTTGTAAACGTTTGGCAATAAATCAAATATAAAAAATGGCAACAACTGAAACAATTAGTAGCAATTATGCAGGCGAAGCGGCAAACCGCTTTTATTCTGCTGTATTAAAATCGCCAAGCTCTGTAGCTAATGGTGGTGTAACATTCGTAGATGGTATTCAACACAAATGGAATATCCCTCGTTTAAACCTTTCTGGTATTATCGCAAATGCAACTTGTGATTTTACTGATGTAGGTACTGTTACAAGAAACGAAAGAGTATTAACTTTAGAAGATTTTGAAGTTAATCTTAAATTATGTAAGTCTAAATACAGACCAACTTTTGACAGTATGGGAGGTTCAAGACACAATGGAGTAGCAAGCACTTTTGCAGACCATTTAGTAGGTCTTGCAGCAGCGAATGTAGCACAATCAAGAGAAAACACAATTTGGAGTGGTACTACTGCAACAGCAGGTGAGTTTGATGGTTTTGAAACATTATTTTTAACTGAAGCATTACAGCCAGCAGGTTATGAAATAGCAGGTACTACTTTAAGTGCAGCTAACATAATCGCTCAATTAGGATTGATTAGAGATGCAGCAGGAAGTGCATTATATGATGCAGAAGGATTTGCAATTAGAATCCCTACATCAGCAAGAAAATTCTATATTACTGCAATGGCAGCTTTAGGATATATGGATAAGTACTATGATGGTACAGCACCTTTAAACTTCGAGGGTATTCCATTAATTCATTGTTCTGGAATGTCTGACGATGTAATGTTTGCAACTTACGATAATAACCTTTATTACGGTGTTGGTGCAAGTGGTGATGCTCAAAGAGTTGATGTTATAGACCAATCACCTTTAGATGGTTCTGATAATGTTAATGTTGTAATGAAATGGGGTGATGGTGTTCAAGTAGCCAACCCAGAAGATGTGATTACTTACGGTATTTTAAACGCAAGTAACTAAGATAGTTAATTAATAACTTTAAAAGGGTGGTGTGTTAAATCTAACTACCACCCTTTTTTTAATACATATAAAAAATGGCGTGTTTATTAACAGGAGGTAGAACAGAACCATGTAGCGATGCAATAGGTGGATTAAAAGCCATTTATTTGTTAGACTACTTAGAAGATAGTTTTACTGTAGCAAATTCCGAAGCAACAGCAATAGATGCTGCTGTTACTGTGGTCTATAAATATGAACTCTTAGCAGATGGTAATACATTTAATGAACCATTTACACAAGATATTAATGCAGGTACATCGATATATGAGCAATCATTAGCGGTAGCATTAAAAAAACAAACACTATTAAGTGCTAGAGAATTAGCATTAGTAGTAAAATCAAGACCCGTAGTAGTTGTTCAAGATAGAATGGATAACTATAAGATTATGGGTATTTCTGATGGCACAGCAGTAACAGGTGATATTGTTAGTGGTGGTGCAAAAGGAGAATTCAACGGATATAACATTACTTTCACAGCAACAGAAACAGACCCAGCACCTTTCCTAGATAGTGCAACTGTTACAGCTTTATTAGCTTTAGTTGGTGGAACTGATGTAACACCATAGTTTCTTTTCATATTTATTTAGTTTAAAGAGCATCCTAAGGGGTGCTTTTTTATTTTAAAACAAAAACAACATATTATTGTTTATATAGTATGAAGATATTTTCGATAGGTTCAAGCCAAACAATAGACGTTACCCCTAGATATGAAAGTATTGCAGATTATGATTTAGAAGTATATAATGAAGATAATGCAAATACAACTACAATAGATTTTTCTAGCCTAACAGTAAACAGTTCTACATTTCCTAATTTAAACATAACATTCAGTTATACAGCAAGCGATAATCAAACGTTTAGACTTAAATTAATAGACGTTTCTAATAATAGAGTTTTATGGAGGGGTAAAGCATTTACAACTTCTCAAACTTTACAAAATTACAAAATAAATGTATAATAAAAATAGTATATCATTAATTCAGTTATCGAATTATGTTAAACCAGAGATACAGGAAAACCATATAGATAAATGGGTTTTAAACGGTAGACGAAATTCTTTTTTTAAGTACATAATAGACAGATATAATGGCAGTCCTACTAATAAGATTATAATAGACACTTTCACTCAATTATATTATGGTAAAGGCATTAGTTTAAACGGTTCTAATGAAGTATATAAAGAATTAGTAGAGATATTTCCAAAAAGAGAACAAAAGAAGTGTTTAGCTGATTTAAAGATGTTTGGACAGTATGATATGCAGGTTATACGTGCTAAAGGTGGTGGTGTTGCTAAAATAATGCATATACCAACTAATAAGTTAGCACCTGCAAAAGCAAATAACAAAGGTGAGATAGAAACTATTTATTATTGTGAAAATTGGGATGATGTATATAAATACAAGCCTATTCCATACCCTTCTTTTAAAATAGTTAATGGTAAAGTTAATGAAGCATTAAGCATTAAGAGTGTTAGACCTTATTCAGCAGGCAAGTTTTATTTTAGTGATCCAGATTATTTAGCAGCGTTACAATACGCAGAAACAGAGGAAGAAATAAGCAACTTTTTTATTAATCACATTAAAAACGGTTTAAGTTTTGGTTACATAGTTAATCTAAACAATGGCGGTGATTTAACCGATGAAGAAAAGCAACAAATAGAAAATAAAATTAAAAATCATTTAGCAGGCACATCAAACGCTGGTAAGTTTATAATTTCTTTTAATGATTCTAAAGATGCAGAAGTTACAATAGTGCCTTTAGAAGTTAATGATGCTC